ATCGACCTCCAACACCATTCAACTCACCTCTTACGCCGTAAGCTTGATTGTACCGATAAAGAGTCCTTTCGGATTCGGCATTACCGGAATGAAAAGACCTGCAGCTTTTGTCCAGGTTGCTACTGGATCCGGTTCATTCCACATCACGGATGTAATAAACTGTTTTGCGGATTTTTCCGTCCAAGGGGCAACTGCTTTTTCTTCCGGAGTCACACCCCAGAGCCCGACACCTGCCGTCTTGTTTGGTAATGTAGCAATACCGATAAATTTATTTTCATCAATATAGCGTTTTGCTACCAGAGTCTTATCTTTCTTTTCATACTGGTAACGTTCATCATACGTCGTAAGCGTAAAGCCGTAATTTTCCTGCAGAAATGCGTTAAGCTGTGCCAGTGAAAGAAAGGTTCCCTGACCGTTCGTGCCGAGAATAGCTGTCTGTAATCCCTTATTCTTACGCATACGAATGAGCACCTTACTCGTTGTAATAACCGTATCAATGTTCTGTCCTAAGTCCTTTGCCGTGTCGATCATGGTTTGAATATCTCCCATAACATCCGCCGTATCCGCAGACCAGTCAAAAGCTATTTTATTTACCGACGGCACACCATAGTCTACCGTGAAGGAAATATTATTTTCTTTCACTTTGATACTGCCCTGCTGCAAAAGATCACACTTCATAACTTCTGTACGCGTTTTCACGGATTCCGAAAGGCGCGCTACATCATCGAAGATATAATTAACAATGTCGTTTACAGCTGATATCCCATTATCCTGCCACAGTTGTACACGTTCCGACTGATTGATTTTTTCTTTGATAAACATTTTTTCAAGCTTTACTTTTTCTGCTGTCGGGCGCGTACCGATATGTGCTTCACTGTCAAACGCATGCACAAGTGCCATCGTTGGCAGCATACGCTGATCTGAGAGACGATAAAACTCCGCATTAAGATTCGGTGTTTTATTATCAGGAAAGATCCTGTCTCCCAGGTAATTTCTTGTAACTGAAAAGCTCTGCGAAAAATCGAGCAGATCCTTCGGTTTAATAAGTTCTAAAATATCCATATTTCATCGTCCTTTCTTTTAGTCGCGAGTTGTTTCATCCGACGTTGCAAATGTAATTCCTGATGCTGTGAGCAGCGCAAGAGCCGTTTTTTCATCTGGTGCCACTGGCAATCGATCTTGTAAAATACGCCCGGCAACAATAATGCTGCCTGCGTGGTCACCATCGGTTACATCGACATCATCAAACAGGATACCAACTGCGGTGGCATCATTTGCAGGCCAAATTGTACCCGCAGGCACGAACTTGTTCCCATACTCATCAGCAGTAACACCTGCCGCCGATACTGTGCAGGATTTTCGGATAAGACCAACTGCCGAAGCTAAAAAATTCGCGGTCGTAGAAGCCGCCTTCGTTCTGATATAAGACATAATCTTTATTCCCCTTTCTATTGCTGAGTACCGCCATTATTGGCAGTACCCGTCTGAGCTGGCATAATCGTAGAGTTATAACGAGCTGCAAAGGACGCACCGATCGACTGTTCAGCACCAGCGCCGCCTTTGTCCGGACTTACCGGAGTCATGCCAAAAAGATTTGTTTTCGGCTTACCATCGTTATTAGACTGCTGCGGATCCGCTGAAACATTAAACAAGAATTTTGTATCATCGCCTTCAGAAAGCTTTTTAACCTGCTTGTCCAGACCTTTCACCTTGCCATCATCATCAATTTCAACATCATCGAGATCAAGCAACGCTCGTACAGCCTTGACATTTTTCGCTTTAGCACCCGTGAGCACGGATTCTACAGCATGATCCAATTGAAGCTGCTTAATCTGCTTTTCATGCGCTTCTTTGGCCGTTTTATTGGTTTCTTGCAGCTCTGTGATTTTTGCTTTCAACGCTTCTGCATCTCCAGTTTCCTTTTTGAGCGTTTCAAGCTGTTTGTCCCTGTCTGTCACCTGCGTTTTCAGCGATTTGTTAGTTTCGTTAACCTCGTTAAAACGGTCCTTTGTGACATACCCCTTAAATTCCTCTGCACTGGCTGCGGCAGCCTTTGTTGCAAGCTCTTCGCTCAAACCCAGTTTTACCAGTTCTTCTTTTGTCATTATATTTTCTCCCTTCAATACATTTTTTACCGTGGTTCATTCCACGCATACTGTCTCTTTGTTTAGCGCCGGAGATACCAAAACGGCGAATTTTGGCATAATAAAAGACAGCCTATAATAAGCTGCCTGTTGAACATATTATATTGTTTTTTTAGGATTATCCGATGGCTTTACAAAATTTTTCTTCCACTCCGGATAAGACAGTTTCGCTGATACGAGTTTTGTCTTACCATCTTCACCACGTGCGGTTCGCATACCGCCATAGTCTTTTTCATCACCAAAATGCGGTACAATGCAGGACCGGCACCAGCAATGCATTGGTGGTGCATTTGTTCCCGGTGCATAGTCACTTACAGCAAAAATCTTGCTATCCATGTCCTGACATGTTTCAGACGTGCGGTCGTCAAGCGTTGCAACAAACTCATATTTTTTGACACCAAGCTCACTAAAACAGGCTCGCTGTGCATCAGATGCAAAAAAAGCAGATTCTGTCATTACAAGACGGGCTGCTGCAGAGGTAGCAACATCCATACGCTGTGTTACGTTTTTAACGATTTTATCAAGACCATCACTGCGAATGAATGCCTGTGATAATTCAGTCTGCAATGTACTGTTCAACGTATCCTTATCTCGCCAAAGCCTGTCAGAAAAAGTTTTACCATCGCTGCACCAAGGTTTTGAGATAACACTTTTTATGCGTTCCTGATCCAGCTGTTGGAGCTGGCTGCCAATACCAATTCCCTTATCTATCTCATAAGCGGTTTTATAAAATCCATCTGAGTAGATAGCTTGTAACTGTTTATCCAAACCATCCACCTGATTGCCATACAAAACCTCAAGTTGTTGTTGCATCTGCAGCTTCAAAGCATCCAGTTGTGTAATGTGCTTCCGTGCAGATGCGTTTTCAAGTTCCTTAGCCCATTTACCGCTGATACCATATTCTGTACCATGCTTGATATAATCCTCAACGCTCCAACGAAATTCTTGTAAGTCCTTGCCAACGAGAAGCTTCTTAGCATCAGCCATAGAAACATCATTGTTCACGGCCAGCCGCTTATACCACATTGATATTTCCTTTTCAATTTCACGATCTGCAAGTCGGAACTGCTTCTCAACCTCATTATAGTAATATTGATCACCCATATTTAAAAGCGACTGATTCAGCTGTTCAAAGCGTTCTTTCCAATAATCAGCAGTTTTCATGATGCACTGCCGCCTTCTCCATCACTTCCATTCATAGATGGATAGTTCCCCATCTGTGCCATTGGACTTTGTTCCTGTTCCTTTTTCTTTCGGTCAAGTTCCGCTTGGACATCTGAAACATAGGGATGATGTGCCAGTAACGTTTCATTTGATACAATACCAACACTATTTTTGATATTATTGATGGTATCAGCATCATTCACAATCATATTACGGTTAAAGGTGAATGTAACCTCTTCTTTTAAAAAATCTCCACGGCCGGCGGTTGCAAGATACTGATCAACAAACCAAAGCAACTGGTCAAACGCAGCCTGAAATTGCAGTTCTATCGTATCCGCATCCAAATCAATATCAGAATACATGGACCGCAAATTCATCTCATTCGGATTCTGACTCATACGGTCATCCTTTGCATCAAAACCACGGGCATTTTCAATAATGGCCCGCTTTGTATCTTTGAGATATGTAGTGTAACTTTCAGAATCTCGTTCAATACGCAGCGTATCTACACCGCCATCATCTGTAACCTTTACCGCACCATACAGCATGAGCTTTTTCCGAAAATCCGCAATATCCTCACCCTCATAATTTTTTAGAATTAGGATCGTATCACGAATATCCTCATTCATGCTGTTACTCCAGTTAGACCTTGTATTATTGAGTGCATCCTGCAGGTTCATCACACGCCGAATTAACGGGATTTCATGCTGGTTATACTTAAATGCTACCAGTGGAATTTTATCCCAGGACAATTTCACATCATTGCCATCCTCGTCCTTTGCAGATGCATAAGCAATTTCCGGCAAGTCCTTGTCGGCGATAAGCTTTCCACCAGATAGTATATATCGCTGAATGCCGTCGCGCGAATATACTTCAATATGCTGCACTGTTGTTTCTGTGCGGTCAACATAGACGATCGAAGTATAATACCGGATTGCCATATCAAGAACTGTATGCCCATCATCTGCCCAAAACGGAAAAATCTCATGTGCCGGAAAGTTTCTGAATACAAGTTCCCCCTCATTGTTATAATACGGATGTACCCAGGCAATCCCACCGTTTAGTGAATCCGTGGCCACACTATGCAGCATACGTTTGAACGTCTTATCAAATACAAGGTTCAAGGCATCCGTATATTTTTCATCCTTCGTTTGCAAAGAGAATGGCTTGCCAAGGATGTAGTTAGCTTTCTGATCCACCATATTCGCATATTGGTTATCAATAACGTTCAGACGCTTTTTTGTATCCACCTTCACGGGTGCACCATCAGGGTCTCTTGTATATTGCGTATGATCGGCAAAATCATAGTCATACTCATAATATGCTGTACCCTTTAGCTGCAGCTTTCTTCGGGTACCATGCAACCATTTCACCGCTTCTGTTGCTAAAAAATCCGTATCCGATAAGTTTTTTGATGCACCTTCCCGAATAGCATCTTCCGGCTGATCGGCACCCGGGCCAAACTGGGCAAATATTCCCTGTAACAATTTCTCATCCCCTTAAAAGCTGTAATTCTTTTCTCTCATCTCTGATTCCATGCCATAACGGACATCATCAATACTATGATTATTTTTATCCGGATAAGCCGAAATAAACTGGCCATCTTTATTTCTCTCATACTCGTAATTTACGAATTCACGATAGGTATTAGGACATCGATGCTTATCAATATAAATCTTTGCTCGCTCCTGCAGCCAGTTGATTCCATATTCAACACTGTCCGGACCTTTCTTTGCACCATAGCTTTACCGCAGTTTGTCCGGTAAACTCTTCCCAACGCCTGATAATAACATCTACATAAATCGGATCGTATTCCATAACGTAGCATATACGATTGGTTTGTTCTGCTGCCATGAGCGTACTGCCGCTGCCACCGAACAAGGCTAAGACCAACGCATCAGGCCGGCTACTGTTTTGAATAGCACGTGCGCAGAGTGGAATCGGCTTCATTGTTGGATGCTCACCATTACGAAGCGGCTTTTCAAATCGCCACGTTGTCATGAGCGCATCATCTGCCTTAGATATTACCTCAGCTTCTTTTGCTTTAATTACCATTTGTTCGCCGCCGATAGCAATACAGATTAAAGTATCTTCTCCATCTTTCTGCAACACCACTGGTGAATCATTATCAAAGACTGTACCTTGCTTGCGCCCACCAAAGAACTGATGTGCTCCATCTGGTCTCCAACCATAAAGGATAGGTTCATGCTGCCATTGATAATCCTGTCGACCGAGCACAAATTGATTTTTTACCCAGATAAGACATTGGCGAATACTCCAACCCACTGCATCCATAGCACCACGAAAGTCATTGCCAGCACTGTCAGCGTGACATACATAAATCGCACCGCCAGGTACCGTTGATTCATACATGCATGAAAAAGCCGAAGTCAGGAATTGTTGAAACTCCCCCTTCGGCATGTGGTCATTTTTAATTTTAAGTTTATCTTTTGTTGCGCCTTGATAATCTACGTTATAGGGCGGATCGGTAAAGACCATAACGGCTTGTTGCCCATCCATAAGCTTCTGCACATCTTCACGCTTGGTACTGTCACCACACATAAGTCTATGGTTACCAAGTTGCCATACATCGCCTAGTTTCGATATAGGTTCTGTAATTTCTTCTGCTGCAGCTTCTGCATCAAAATGGTCATCTCTAACCTGCTCAGTGCGAATATCTGCAAGCAAATTATCTATTTGTTTCTCCGAATAGCCTGTAAGATTCATATCAAAGTCAAGATCATCCAACTCTGTCAAAAGTTTGGCCATCACATCACTGTCAATTTCAGCAAACTCAGCAATACGGTTATCTGCTATAAGATCGGCCCATTCGTCAGCTTCAGAAGCATAATCCTGCTTATCAACTGGAACTTTACAGCCAAGCAACAAAGCTGCCTGCAATCGTCCATGACCGCGAACAACAAAGCCAGAGCGTTTGGACACTGTAATCGGTGCCCGCCAGCCCTGGCTTTTAATGATCTTAGATAAAAGCTCGATTTGCTTTTTAGGATGCTGGTTTGGATTACGCGGATTCGGAATAAGTTCAGCCGGGTCCATAAGCTCCGTGTAGGAACAATATATTGGTATTTCTATCATTGGTTCACCTTCTTTATTATTTAAGTTGTTTTTATTTGATGGCATTAAAAAAGCACCCCGTAAGGTGCCTAGTTATCATTTACTCATTATACATAACAGTTACCGCAATAAAAAACATTATTCCCGTGTCATCAAAAGATACGGATTGCTTAATATCAACAATATCTTTCCCTTCAATAAATTGATTTATCTTAGATTCAATGCCATTAGTAGGATCAGTCACTAAGCTAATGGGCCCTCTAAAAATTTTGATTTTTATACTAACCATCTCCTTTTTATTTATTCTATATCATTCGGTAAATAAAGGAAGATACCTGCTTTTTACAATCTCTTTATATGTTAGACTGGATTGATAGTCTTGTCGGCCTGCTCTAGCTTTGTCACATAATCACCACCGCCTGTGTTTGTTTAAAATATATTTTCATATCAGAAGGAATGGTATATATTAATAACGAATTACGTTCGTGAATGGAAACAAACACTCAAAAGAACTAACTATCAATACCTACTTTAAAGGAGTGAAAATTTGAATGGCTACTACTGAAATGTCAACGTCTACTCTAGAAGAACGTGAGCAAATGTTCCAAAAAGATTTAAACGCATTAAGAAGTGCTATTAGTAAAGTAAATCCTGACGAAGTTAGTGATGATGCCATCCCCACAAACAATGCTCTTCTGAGAGGCACCGCTGAAGCGATCACTGCTAATGTCCATTGGTGGGGCTTTGATATTAATTGCAATGAAAAATTAACTCAAGATATTATCGCTGGGGTCACAGGCACCCAAGCATTAGGTGGATTAATTGGAGGTGCTCTAGCATTTACAGGAGTAGTTACCGGCGGAATAGCTGCACTACTTGGAGCTGCATTTGCAGCTGCATTCGCCTTAAAAGCTGAAGAAATAAAGCTAATCAATAACGGCAATGGTGTAAACTTTCCTATATCATGGTTGCAGTTAGCACCTGTAATTTCGTCAATACCAGGCGGACCTTCTACCATTATTATCGCAATAATGGCATTTATTCACCCTGTAAGAAATTAACAAACCCTTATAATAAAAAAATCAATATAATGTTTGTTATTCATTCAAATCTGCACTTAAATGTGCAGATTTTTTTATTACCCTATTCCACCCTTTAATTCAATTTCTCTGATCGATACCATTTTCCTTAACGCCTCAAGCTCGCCCTGACATATCGTATATATTGCACTAGCCGAAACATATTTTATTTATCCTGTGCCTGTACTACCTGTGGGCCTAGCCTATCTCTCACCTTAATCAAACCAATGTTCTTTTCTCCATATATAAAAAGCACCCCGAAGGATGCTTTTTCTTTTACCTGCTAATGCCAGTAGCTTTGACAGCGATTTCTGCTACTACTTTAACTCCGAAATCTTTTAATTGGTCAAGACCAAATTTTCCGGCTTCGCTTATAACTTTTTCAACCTTTTCTTTTGCAGATAAGATTTTTTTATGCTAAGTTTTTTCTCAACAGACTCAATCCCGTAAGAACTCATATTCGCATTATCCAGTTTCACTATTACTGGAATTCCATTACTGCCTCTTACAATTTCGATATTATTAACCAATCCTTCGTTATCCAACTTATCTAATGCTATATAAAATTGTTCTGTTGATATTCCCAATGCATCAGCTTTAACACTTTTCATATCCGGCAATTTTTTTTGATACTCTGTATAAATAGCCACTAAAACCTGTTGTTTAATATCCAGGTCCATTTCACCCATCTCCTTTCCTATTATCTAATAGCCTTCGGCAAATAAAAAGTATGTCCTGCCAAATCACTTTCATGACATTTTCGCAAATATCAATATGAGCTATGCTCACTCTTAACCAGTGCTTTCAAGGTATCTCGCTGTCCCTGTAACTGGTCAAGCCGATCCTTTGCCTTAATCTCTATGGCTTTTTTGTTAAGCCAATCCTGTTTAGCGTTTCTTACATCTTCATTCGCCGTTGCATATGCATTAATGATTGTCTGATTGCTCGGCTTGAGGTCATATTCTGCGATTGCGCTGATCTTAGCCGTACTCAATAGATCATCATATGTGTTTCGGGCGTTCATCCGGTCTATCTTTATCTGCGACAGCTTGCTGCCAACAAACAAAATGCTATTCTCTGCCATCTTCAGCTGCCGTTGATGCTCCTGCAAACCGCTATTTTCCGTTAAAATAATATCTGCCGGATCATAATTCTTGTGGTTCTCACATTTCTTGCAGCATTCTGGTATTGGTATTTCTTCTCGGTGCCTGCATCCCATGCAATCAGAAATATTCATACGTTATACCCCATCCTTCTACGCACTCGCCTTTCACATTCTTCCGGTGTTATTCCTATACGGTGCGCTGCTACCTTAAATAATTCCTTCTTGCTGATCTTCCCCATATGATTTGCTCCGTGGCACCCCGCCTGAAAAGCTGCTGGGCCATCAAGCATAACCACATTTTCTTCCATGTCGGGACCGCCTGCACCCTTACTGATAATATGAGCTATTTCAAGGCAATCTTCTTTGCCGCAGATCTCACAGCACTTATGACCTTTTCTAAACCGTCGCATAAACGCCGGATCACGTATCTTATGTTTTTGTAGATCCATCCTATCACCCATCAATCTGTTTTACTCCGTTTTATAATCTCACAGCCGAATTTTCGGCAACCAACATGTCTCTCTTGTTTTCTCCAGTAATTTCATGCCATAGGCGTAGGAGGAACGCCCATAGCCCTATATAGCCCAACTTTCGGGCATAGAAAAAGCCACTGACGATTGCCAGCGGCTTATGTATTACTTTTAAATTTCTCTTATCATATCATATATAATTGGCCTGTGATTCCCAGAATAATAAAATCCCTATTAATCTTAAAATCTAACGAACTTCTAATGCTACTCTTATGTGATTGTAATAATCAATTGATATATTAACAATTACAGAAGGAGTATGATCATTATGAAAAACATTACGAAACATCTTATGTCCGCAACTTTAGGTGTAGCTCTATTGACCGGATCTTTAGGATTTAGTAGTACAATAGAAGCTTCCCCACATAACAACATGGTTTACATGGATGACGGGGACCATCGACCGCCAGAACCACCGGAACGGTATCGCAGCCACCATCGCCACCACCATGGACCGCGGGACGACCAACGTGGGCCAGGACTACCACCACCACCTCCTCCACATGATGGCCAAGGTAGACCAGATATGCCACCGCCACCACCTCCTGATGCATGGTGAACCGAACCTCCAATAATGTCTTAAAATAATTGGTGCTGTATTGCAACAGCAACCTAATATTGATTTAATCAAAGCGAGTGTAAATTTATTTTATGCTCGTTTTTTGTGTCATTTTAATATCATGTTTCTAGTACCATACCGCACCGGCTCATGATTCAGATCCGTCCTGTTATCACTGTATAGTTCCTTACCGGATGCTACGATGTTATAAAACTGCTTATACAGCAATTCTTCGCATGGATCTCTATCCTGTTTATCTCGCAGAGCGTGCTTTATGATGCAGCACTGCCTATATGTAAGATTGATTTTCATTTCACACGCTCCTTGCAATAAAATAAGCCACCAGCTTATGCTAATGGCTTTTGTCGTATGTATTGTGCTCTGCCCTTTTTCTTACTGATACCATTTTACCACGGAAAACCCTTTAAAAAGTGCAGCACTTTTTAAATTTTATTTACAACAAATACAGTTCGGTCAATAATTTCTTGCCACCACGTTTTTATAGTTCTCTCTGAAATCCACACTTCTGGGATAATAAACCGCTTTTCAATTTCCTCCGAATAATGCCTCTGTACATATACAACCCAGCCTTTACGACCTCTGCCAATGTTGTGTAGCTGCTCTGCTTCCCTGCGAACCTTGATAAACATATTCTTACGCTCGCCTAGCCCTCTTTGCACAATCTCAACCGCTTTCAACCAGCGAAAGTTAGGATAATTACTGTCAAATTCAATACTTTTCATTGCAATTTGTTCTGTCGGATTGCCAACTCCAGCCCGACCACCGCCAGTATTTTCATCACGTTGTTCTTTATAATTCATAAATTCTTCTTTAGCATCCTGATATGCCTTTAATTCTTTGGCGTAATTTAACAAATAGTATTCCGCTGTTTTTTTATCTCCCTGAATCCCAGCATAAATGTCAATTGCCTCTTCCGCTGTAGCCAACATACGCCTCACCCCTAAATTTATTCACTAACGCACGAAATGGACGGCTATTTGCCGTCCTTTTTTCGTTGCCAAATTATTTCCCTTTAAGCTAATCTCATATATCTGTTTCTCACATGTTCCTGCCCCGCTGCATTATGCCACTGATTTATAAATTTCCATCCATCAATACAACTTGTGGCACTTTGCTTGTTATGATTTT